TCAGTCACCTCCTGAAGGGCAGGTCACCACCAGGTAAACTTCCTCCACGCTCAGCACGATCCAGGTGCCGGTTTTATTGTCGATCGCCACCCTGCCATAGTTTGCCGCCGTCACGGGCAGGGGAAACGATCTCGCTTCCTTGACGCTTAGCCCAATCGCCAGCTGCACTGTATTGCCGGGATCCTTGGGGCTGTAGGTATAGGTGGACGGGCTTCCCACGCTGCCATTGCTGCCACCGTACTGCACCACCGGGCAGCGGATGCCCACCCCGAAGCTGCCCTCCTCCATCATCGTGATGGCATTGCCAGCAGCGTCCATCTGGGGCGTTCCGCCAGGCTCTGATCCGCCGGAACATGGCGATGCCATCAGGTAATCACCCACCGCATGCGGCACGACGATTCCGATGCTGCTTTGCACCGTGCCTGATGATCCATTGCTGTAGGGAACGGCCGTTACATAAGTGGGCACCACCGCATCAATTTCTGTCGGCAGCGCGACCACTTTGAAAAGTCCCCTGCCAGGCTGCGCGAGGGGCATATACGACTCCACCCGCTGCACAGGCTGGCTCGATCCGCTCGCGCCGATCGCCGATCGCGTGCCGGCCGTCTTGGCTTCGTGCGGATGGCTCTCGCGATGCTTTCGCAGTCGCTCAAATTCCCTGCCCAGATAACTGCCGGCCGGGCGGAACCAGCTATCCACGCGGAATCGCTGCATGGCTTGCTGCTGGTCGATCTCCACTTCGCTGATGTTGCCGTTGAAGGTGAAGTTGAAGAATCCCACTCCCGCCAGACTGCGCGGCGGGACGGCGGCATCCTTGAGGTATCGGGCTGCCAGATTCTGGCATCGTCCCACCAGCGCGGTCTGGTTCCAGATCGGCAGTGGCGTGCCGGAATTAAAGCAACCTGCATCACCCGTGCCAAACGCCACCGCCTCCAGCTCGGCAATCGGGATCACCACGGTGTCGGGCAGGTTCATCGCTGCCTGGGCGGCCGTGGCATCCAGCGTGGTCACTGTCTCGGGTGTGCCGCTGAAGCCGGTGTAGAAGTAGGCTGGGGTGAAAGTGTTGTTGGAACCGTTCCACTGCGCCACGCCTACCGCAAAGCGGATCTGGATGTCGGTGTCGAAATCGATCACCCCGCAAAAGCCATCCAGATCAGTGGTCACTGAGCCAGAGGGCAAGTTCACCAGGCGGTGCGACAGCTCGATGATATTGCCATCGTGAATCGCCTTCACCGGGATCTTCACAAATCCGCTGGGCATCGACCAAAGCCCGGTCGATGCGTTCTGGGTTGCCACCTTGGCCCGAAAGTCGATGTCGATCAGCGGCGGAAGACTATTGGGGTTGCCCGAGTCATCATCGGGCGAGCTGCCATCCGGATCGGCGGGCGTGGCATCACCGCCGCCGGAGGGCGTTGACCAGGCTTTTCGCAGGATCGGGCTGATGACCGGATCAAACACATTGGGATTCAACCGAACGAATCGATAGCAGCCATATTGCTCATTCGGGTCGGGCACGTTGGTGGTGGATCCGCCGAAATGAGCATTCAGTGCCTCGATGGCGGTGGTGGATCCGCTGCCATTGTAAACCCCGGCGCTGTTGATCCCCACCCACGCGCCATCGTTGTCCTGAATGACCGGAGTCAGGTCTCCGCTGTTCAGATCCGCCTGGGTCAGCACCGCCGCGATCTGGGTGGGGAAGCTGGTAAACACCACCGTCTTCCCCCGGCCATCCGCGCCGGCCAGCGTGGCGGCGGGCAGCGGTTTGGGAATCGCGGGATCGGTGCCGGTGCCCAGTTCAAAGACCGCATAGCTGCCATCGGGCTGCAGGCAGAAGGTCGCATCCCCCATCGCCAGCAGCTTGGCCAGTTCGCTGGGCGCGTGCGTGCCAAACCATTTCAGGTCCATCGGTGGTTCCTGGCCGAACACCGGCACGGTTGCGGTGACACCCATCGCGGTCAGGCACTGCTGCACCAGCTGGGTTAGTGTCATCTGCTGGGGAACATTCGTTCGGGCCGGATCGGGCGCGATAATGGTGGAGGGGTTAATCAGCCCGTTCACCAGCCGGCCGCCGCGGGGCTCCACAAACGCATATCGACTATCGACAAAGATCAGGCGGTATTTCACCGGGATCGTGGTGACGGTCCCGCTGGGAATGCCGTACTCCACCACTTCAGCATCCAGCAGCAGGATCGAGCTGAGGGTCAGATCCGGTGCCCCTCCGCCGCCGATCGGGTTGCCGTTAAAATAGAAATTAACGGTCCCGTTCACCCCCAGCCCCGAGAGCCTGGCATATTCTTCGAAGTTCACGATCGCCCGGTTGAAATCGGGCCGGATGCCGGCCGTGCATTTCCACGGCTCTTCCAGCAGCAGGCTCACACCCGCCCCGCCATCGGGGTTGAACTGGACGATGTTGAAATACGTGGTGGACATGACTTTCTTAATAAGTTTCCGGGCTCACCGGCCGCACGATCTCCGATGCGATCGTGCTCAAATCGGATGAAACCATGCCATCCACATCAATGCTTTCGAATTGCCAGCTGGTCTGCTTTTCGAAATCGTTCACATCCACCAGGCGAATGACCGGCGGCCGTTCGGGGGTGTCGGGTAACAGCGATGCTGGTGCCTGGATAAAGCTTCCCAGCCCGGTGGCGCTTCCGCTGTCGCTGATGCGGGCAAACACCCTGGGCCGCTGGATGGCAATCGGGCTCGTGCCGGGGTAGGCGAATTCCTGGTAAGCCGGATCCGCCGTGGTCACGCTGATCGTGCGCGTGTAATTCGTCATCACATCGGTGCCATCGGTTGTGCTGAGAAACACGAAGCTTGCGGTCAGTCTCAGCTGGCGGATGGTCGTGTAATTGCTGCTCTCACGAATCAGCATCGGGGCGGGGTCGGTGGGCTGCTGGGCGATGGCCAGGCCGCGAAGCGTGTCGATCGCATCACCGGGATCCGCCGTGGGCTTGAGGTTTAATGAGAATTCAAAGGTGTCGATCGACCGATGGGCTTCGTTGTCGGTTTCGTTGCGGACCGTTACCTCCCCGTCCACCGCGCCGGTGACATCGGGCAGCGGCCCGGCCAGCTGGGCGGCCTGCATCTGGTATCGGGCAATGGAAGTAAACGCCTGGCCGTCATTCCCGTAGGGATAGTTCACCTCATAATTCACCACATAATCCGGCAACGAATAAGTGGTCTGGAAGGGAGTCAGCACCAGACTACTGAACAGGGTCCGGGCATTGATGCAGGCCAGCTTGCCAACCTGGGTGATCTTCTGCAGTCCATCGGGCGCGGTAACGATCTTGAAGTTGTAGGCATTCACCACGCCGCCGGTGCTGAGGGCGTTGGCCTCGACCGCAAACTTCACTCTGGCATACAGCGGCCCCATCTCCTCATCGAGCACTTCAAAGACAATGTGCGGTCCACCATCCAGGCAATTGGCCGCCAGCACCTGGCACAGCACCGATTCCTGCTGGCCATAAATGATAAAATTCGCCCCGTCCACCGCCGTCTCCATCGCGGCGATCGCCGCGCGGAAGCTGGCGGGGTCCGTGGCCATGATAAACCCGGTCCCCTCCACGCGCACCTGCGTGGCGGTGCGTCCCAGCTCGCCTTCCATAATCGGGCGCTGCTCGTAGTGATACCCATCCACCTGGATGCTGGGCAGCGTGGAGTTCATCAGGTCGGAAAGATCAATCACGGGTGCGGGCATTTAAGCGTCTCCCCCCATGCTCATCTCCGCCATCTTCTGCAACGCCGATCCGGCCATCTGGTCATCCAGCCGGCTCTTTAGCTGGCGAAGGGTGGGCATCACCCGCTGGGCAAACTGACGGCTGGACTGATCCGGGTCATAGGCAACCGACACGGCGATGTGCTGCACCACGCCGGCCGCCTGGGACGGTGCCTCACTGGAGGCGGAATTGCCGGTCGATCTGGATGTCGAGGCATCAAAGGCATCGGTGGTGCGGCGGATTCTCTCGGCCAATTGATCCAACGCGGGATTGACATGGTTCGTGCTGATCTCCACGGTACTATTGAAGTAATCCTGAACCGCCTTGTTAACTTTGTCCTCATCCTGGATCCGCTCGCGGCGCTGATCGGGGTTGAGCGATTTCAGCTCGTCAATCTCCTTGGGACTGGGGCCGGCAATGTTGGGGCTTAAAACTCCGCTGGAAAAGTTGTGCCCTGGAAGCACAGTGTCCAATGCGCCAGTGATAACGCCACCCGTGGTGATTGATCCGCTATTGGGTTTTCCGACGATGGCCTTCATATTTTCAGATGTGATGCCCAGCGCGCGGGCCACGCCTTCTATGATTGGCACCGCCGCTTTCATGTCATCCCAGATTGCCTCCAATCCCGATTTGATCTCCGCCTGGTTGGATTTCAGATAGGCGAACGCGCCGCCCAGATCGTCTTTCACGGCCGACGCCACCTTCTTGATGTCGGCTTCGATTTCATCCTTGTGCGTGTCGATCCAGAGAAGAATGGGGGTGGCAAGATCGACAGCCATGCCATGAAATGCCGCGCCGACTTCCACCTGCAGCTTGTTGAATGAATTGGCGATTCTCACATTCGCGGCCGTCGCCGATCCCTCCAGCCCCTCGATCGATTCGACGTTCTTGTCAAACTCCTCGCGAGACATTTCGAAGATCGGGATCAGTTCCTTCCCGGCGCGGCCAAAGAGTTGATGGGTAATGGTCGCACGCTCTTCGGCGTTGCCCAGCCGGTCCATGCCGGCCTGCACTGCCTCAAAAAGCCTCTCGGGATCATCCGCCAATTGCCCCAGTTCCTGCACCGAAATGCCCAGCCGTTTAAATGCCGCCGTCGCCTTTTCATCGGTGCCGCTACCAGCCGCTTCAGCGCGCTGCTCAATCAGATTAAATGCCTGGCTGATTCTCTCCAGCGGAAGATCCACTGTCTTTCCGACCGCCGCCAGTTTGCCCAGGAATTCAGAACTGACACCCGCCCTCTGCGCTTCAAGACCGATCTTGTGGAAGTCCGCCGCCACATCCACGGTGGCTTCACGCATCATCCCCGCGGCGATGCCGATCAGGTTCATGCTTCCGATCAGCGGCCCCTCGCTGAAACCGGCGAACGCGGACTGAATCTCCTGCCCCATCTGGGCAAACGCCGGGCCGGCCACTTCGGTTGCCACTTCAGCAATCGATTCCATGATTTCCCGGATATGGTCTCCGGCTTCCTGCGCATGCGTATGCGCTTCCTCAAACCCCGTCTTGAGACTGGTGGTGTCCAGATCGAGCTTGCCTTTGACTGTTCCTGCATCCAATGACATTTTACTTCCCACCGATCTTGATGCCGGACCATCCGGAACCTGCCAGCGCGGCCCCCAGTTCGGCAATCGATCCAAAGTTCATCTGACGCGATCCATCGGGCCGGGTCTGCATCTTCGATCCGCTCTCTTTTTTCGACGGGCTCTGTGGCACGCGCATCGCGTCCAGCAGATCAATCAGGCAGTCGGCGGGCATCAGCAGCGCATCGCGCCAGTTGCTGGCGATGCCGGCGGCGATCGCGGCGGCGGCCAGCGACATCATGAGGCCATTTGCTTTTCCACGCTCGCCACCGCCAGCTGGGCGATGGCCTCCTGTTTTTTTTCGGCGGCAATCCTCCGCTGAAAATAAGCCGCGAAACCGTTCAGGAACGCCGTCAGCTGTTCACCCCTCCAGGTGGAGATGTCCGGGGCGGGCGCGGCGAAGAGTGCCTCGATCCCCGCCTTCACCTGCTCGGCCGGAAGCTTGTCAGCGCTGATCAATACGCCCAGCTCGCCCACGCTGGGCCTGACAGTGGCATAGGTTTTCCCGCCAATGGTGACTTCGAAATCCCAGGCGTGGTGGATTTCAAGGATTTGGTCGATATTCAGTTTCATCAGGTTCCTTTAATGTTGCCGACCGTCATGGCACCAAACGAGGTATTGAATACCGCGCGGTCAGGGAAGATCGCGAACTCAATTTCGGCCGCATCGGGCGTGCCGCCATCGCGCTTGGTCATCGGAAGGTTAATCGGCACAGCATGGGCGAAGGTCAGATCCTGCGTGGTGGCCGCTCCCATGTTGTCGGGATGGAGGATCAGCGGGCAGGAGAAATCATAAAGGTCCGTATTGAGCGGCGGGATCAGCTGCAGAGGAACCGCCCCGTCGTTCCATGGGGCGAGGATCTGCTGCAGGGCCAAAGTCAACTGGCGGAATTTAATCTTGATCGTGCCTTGCACACCAACCAGACGCAAGCCAATGACGTTGTCCTTTCCAGTGCTGCCCGTGGTGATCGGCTTCAATATCATTTTGACGCCCGACGGATCGACATCATCCACCAGGCCGCAACCGGACCCGTTGAACGTGACGACATAATCGCCCTGGATCGAAACAGGATCGAGCAGAATGCCAGGAGTTTCAGCAGACATAATTCACCTTTCATAAAACCGCCGATGCCATCGGCGGCTATCTACGCAGCTTTGTAAAACGCCAAATCAAAGTTAGAAACGATCTTCAACCGCCCGCGATCATCGGTCCCGATCTGCCCGGGCGCATTGGTCACTTTCGCACTCACCAGCATCCAGCTGCCATCGGCGGAGTTGTCAGTGAGCTTCACGCCTGGCGCCGACACGCACCGCAATTCTTTTTCCTGGGGATCCAAACAGAAGCACCGATACAGCGCGTTGGCCAATGTCCAACCCGCCGGCGCGTTGGCCTGTGTCACCATCGTGGCCAGCTGCACGGCGGCGGTCACCGTGGGATTGCTTCGCTCATGCGACCCGCCATACACCCGCACCACGGCAAACGGATCCGCCGCCACGTCCTCACTGGCCCGATTCATGAACAGGTTGTACTTCGGCTCATTAGTCCCATTGGCCTGCGGTCCGTAGTTCACCGGCACCGGCGGATTGATCGCGCCAAATTGAGTATCGCCACTGATGTACCCCGTGGAGCGGTTGGCCGCCCAGAGGCACATGGAGTGGAGGAAGTTTTGAGGGTCATAGAGCATGGTGGATCGTTGCTAGTTGCTAGTTGCTAGTTGTTAGTTGCTCATTCCGCCACTTCCTTTAGTTTCGACGCAATAAACGGTCCAAGCTTCGGAGCATTCTCCCTGAGAGCCGTCTCCAGAAATTTCGCCTGGCCAACCGCATGATTGGCTTCCAAATTCTCATGCACCGCCGCCGCATAGTCAGTGTTGAATCCGATCTCCTTCGTGATCGACTCACCATCCATCTCAATCGGCGAGGTGGTGCCACTGGCCTGCAATGCTCCTGTTGCCACCGGCGTGAGCTTCTGGGCATCGCCCAGCACATGCTCGGCGAACTGGTCGATCGCCAGCGCGGCAGCTTCCAGCTGCCGTTTGCGGGCTTCCTCCAGCCCCTTCAATAACGGTCCCATGTCCATTGGCATTACATCTCCCTCACAAAGGCCTGCACATGCGACACGCCGCCGAACGGGCGAACCTTCACCCAATCCACTCGCAGCTGCTGGCTGGCCAATCCCTGCAGCTGCACCGTCACGATGCCGTTCACCAGGATGGTTGTCGGGGCGGCGGGATAATTCGCCAGCTCCACATACAGCACCGCCGTGGACTCCAGAGCCAGATCATCGATCAATCGCCGCGTGGAAAAGTTCGGTTCATCCAGGATGCACTCACAGCCCACGGCGGTGGCGCTGGCGTAGCTTTCCCCCCCGCCGGCCGTGGGCGTGGGTGGAGCGGTGACGGAGATGAGGGTGGCGTTGCTCAGGCTCACATGTACCTCCCCGAAGTCAGCCGATAAAACTGCATCACCTGATACGCCCGCCGGCACAGCCCCGTCTCCAGGGCCTTGCTCTTGCCGTAGCTCCGATGCAGCGAGCCGGTGCCCTGGCTGGTCACACCGATGAACTGATCGGTCACCTGGCTGTTCTCTCCACCCGCCAGATAGTTGGCCTGGTGAATCACTGCCTGTAGCACCCTGGAGGGAATGACGATATTCAGCGTGACCGGATCCACATCCCAGATGGTTGAGCCAAATGCCGAACCGCCCGGAATCCCCGCCGCGCCCGTGTTGGGCAAAATCGCATTGCTTGGCTCATAGGATACTCGAGGGAATTCGGTCACCTGGCGGATGGTGTCGTATCGCCGTCCCTGGTATCGCATCGCCCGGTCGATGTCGATCGACGCCTGGGTGATCAGATCCGCCTTGGTTGCTCCATCAGTCAGGGCGTTGTAGGCGGGGATCAGCGTCGGCGGGATCCCGCCCGCGATCAGATCGGCGTCGCTGTCGGCGTTGAAATAGCAGAAGCGGCGATCGGCGCCGGGCACCGTGATCGTTTCGGTGACCGAGTTGGATGCCGAGTCAAACACTTCGCAGGTGACGGTAAAGCTTCCACCGGTGTTGATGGTCAGGTTGGTTTCAAAGTCGGTGGCGAGAGTGCCGCCGCCAATGCCGCCATCCCAGATGGTGATGCCAGTCACCGGGAAGGCGGCGTTGGCGAACGACAGCCCCGGCGCGAAGCTCAATGCCGGGTTGAGCACACTTTGCACATTGGGCGCTCCCCAGGCGTAACTGTAAGGCGGTGTGCCGCCGCTCACCGTCGCCTGGACGACCGAGCCGGTTGAGGTCTGCGTGGATGTGATGGCTACAGAGATCATACAATCCCAATCTTGCTGCACGACCCTTTCACCTGCACTGTCACACCCGATCCGCTCGCTCCCTGAGCCTGGAATATCAGCTCGCACGCATCGCCCTGCAGATGCACCTGGAACACTCCAGGACCGAAGGGAAGCGTTAATGCGGGGATGATGTAACTTTCGTCCGCCAGGGCCGGGGAATTGAGCCCCAGCCCATCGGCGATCACCTGGGGAAAGGGATCATCGGGGTAAGCCGCCTGCAGCACCTGGATGTCGGCGATCGTGCCGCCCAGCACGATCACACTGGCCAGCGCCCGCCGTCCCCAGACACGCACCCGGCAGATCCGCTGCATCGTGGAGCTGGTGGTGACCGGCTGAGGTTTGGAATCGAAAGTGAAGTCGTCGTGTAGGGAGATCATGTCCATGGGAAGTTGCCGGTTGTTGGTTGCTAGTTGCTAGTTGCTAGTTGGAGAAGACTCCTGATGCGTTATTGTCGATCGATCCGCCGGTGGCGAAGTCGCCGCTGCCGTTATTTACCCCGCTGGAGGAGGCGGAGCCGCCTATTACAGATTGCACTGCCGCAAGATCATACTCGCCCCAGATGGCGGCCCCCGCGTCAATCGGGTGGGTGTGATCGCCCGAGTAGTAATAGGTCTCGTTAAATTCGCAGCCATCCAGCCCCATTCTCTGATCGCTGGCAAAATCAGACAGTGCGGCAATGCCGATGGACCGCCAGTTGGCGCGCAACCAGACGTTCACCTGGTCGCGCATGGAGTCGAAGGTCGCGGGATAACCCGGATAATCTGCGGGCGGTTCAGTGGACCAGACTATTTTCCACGGATGATAGCTCAGGGCCGTTGAAACGTAGGTCTGGATTGAACTCTTCACCTGAGCGGGGGTTGCCCCGTAATAAAAGTCGTTGTGCCCGCCTTGAACCAACAGAATGTTCGCTGCTTTGGTTCCATCCCACAGGCCGTTTATGGTGGTTGGGATTTCTGCGATCATTTGCGACAAGGTCTGCCCGGCAATCCCTTCGTTGCTTGCCGTGGCGATTGGGCCGACCCCGGCTAATGCAGTCGCAATCCTAGTTGCGCCTGTCGTACCGGCCCCGGTGGTCTCTAACCCATAAGTCAGTGAGTCCCCATGCCATACTATATTAACTGTCGGAGCGGAGACGGCCGATGCCGATGCGGTGTTGGAATCGCTGGTGTTTCCCACCGACAGTGTTGTTGCGGCCGTGCCCGGATTCAGGGTGCCGGTGATCACCTGCCCGCTCACCACGACATTGCTCGCAAAGGCGTTTGTGCCGTTTGAAACGGTGACACCCGTAGACGAAGTCCACGAAGTGCCAGCGCCGGTAATAGTGAACGGCGTCACAACTCCCAAACCGAAAGTGGCGGGGCTGATCGTCATCGAAGACGCAGAATACGCATTGTACAGAATGACCGATTGCGAGCCGGGGAATTCGTTGACGGTTGCGAGCCCATATCCAAGGGATCCCTGCACCGCGCTGGTCGTGTCACCTGTCACAGTCAGCGTCGCAAGCGGAGTGGCGGGGGCGGCTGCACTATAGACGATTGCCACCAAATCCGTACCCGAGGTTGCGTTGGGCTTTGCGGAAAAATCGATGATGTAGGACACTGAAGAAGAGAACGAAAAGCCGCCCGTTGCCAGCGTCGTTTTAGTTCCGGCAATGAAAGTCGCCAGTGTGAAGGTGCCCGTGTAGTCGTACCACGCGGCGTACGCGTTATCCCCGCTTGGGTCCACGCGCAACAGGACGATCGGGGTGGCATCTCCACTGGCATTAAATGTCCACACCGCTCTTTGCGTTGTGCTGTTTTCCCCGGAAGGCCGATAAAGCCAGTCCCCTAGAAAGTTGGAATCATTGAAAAGCCCCGCGAGAACATTGCTCGACAGACTCCAGACTCCCCCGAGCCTGTCAATCCAGCCGTTGCCTACGCCGGTGGTTGACCCCGCAGACCCTGCGGACGTGGTGCCTCTGGCGAAATTATCTGTAAAATAAGATGTCCAGCCCATGCTACTTGCCCCCCATCGCGCCATAGAACGGCTGATTGATCGCCCCAGTCGCAGTGAAGGGTGCTGCGATGTCCAGCGTGTCGCTGGCCATCAGATAGAGCGGGAAATACCCCGCCAGCACGGACCGCTGACTCAATAGTCCAGTCGTCTGCACCTGCTGGGACGCCAGCACGGCCGCCGGCACATTGCCGAGCCGCAAGCCCTCTTCGGTCATTGCCAGCGGCTTTCCCACGCTGGCGGCGATCGGAGAGGCCGCATCAGCATCGGCGGCGATCGCGGCGGGTGTGCCGCGGTACGAGTGGATGTTGAGATAGTCGGCCCACTGATAAGCGCCCAACCCCACCAGCGTCTGGATTTCGTTCAGGCTGTTGAGCGTGCTGGGCGCGATGACCACATACCCCTTTGCATGCAGGATCGGGTAGGCCAGCTGCATCAGATGAGCCAGTTGCTGACCAGATCCGTTGTAGTAGTCTCCGGTATTGACTTCGTTGCCAATCTCAATCGCCCAGATGCCAGTGGTGGCGGGCGGAGGGATGGCGGTCAGCCAGGCGGTCCAGACGGCATCAGTCGGAGCCGACAGACGCGGGACACTGTTTTGAAAGTTAGCGACCGCGATGACATGGACGCCGGCCTTCTGCCAGGGCAAGAGCGCCGCGTAATAACTCGCCGGTTGAGGCGCGGCGAACGCGCCTTCGGTCCAGACTCTTAGCCCCGTCACTCCCGCCGATTTGAAAAAAGGAAGATAGAGCGGATGGGTCGCCAGGTTGATGGCCGGATCGCTGATGCCGCCCGCATTAATGATGAGCGTGAAGGGCTGGGCGATCTGACCCGTGGGCAGGATAGGCGGGGCCGTGCCCAGGGTGAATGTCAGCGGGGCGATCGCGGCCCCATTGACCGTCAGGGTGATTGTGTGAGTGCCGGTTGAAAGAGCCAACGGAATATTGTGCCCGGCGGGACTGTAGGGCGGCGTCCAGAGCTGCACGGGCTTGCCGCCGTCGACAGCAAAGATCGTCTGACAGGTGTGACCGGCCGCCAGCCCGAAATCATAGTCCAGCGTCCACTTGGCAGGCAGCTGTGAGAGATAGAGCGATCCGCCGTTGGCGACCGGAGCGGAGGCGTCGGTGAGGGCAGTGCAATCTCTGATGTAGATGGCGGGCTGGGTGGTGGACGCCGCTCTTGCGATCAAAGGGAGAAGGAGAAGGAGAATTAAAACGAACGTCCAACGTCCAACTTCCAACGTCCAACTTCGAAGTAAAGAAAGGCGTCCGCCATTTCGACGTTGGACGTTGGACGTTGGACGTTGGACGTTCGCATTTGTATTGGTTCGCGGTTTCATTTGTTAATCCGTGAAGGTAAAGGTGGCGGTTAACTCCGACCCGGTCAGCGCCGGCGGCGATCCCGTCGCCGTGAAGGTCACTAAAATCACATCGCCCGCATTGACTCCCACCGTGCCGCTGAGAGTCAGCGCGAAGGGCACGTAGGCGGTGACCGCCGATCCGCCGGTGGTGTTGGTGCTGTTGACGGCTGTTGCCGCCAGCATCGCCTGGGCGCCCACACCGGCGGCACCGAGATTCGTGGCCGACACCGACCAGTATGCCGCGCCGGTGGCAACGCCGGTGGGGCATACGATCGACATGCCCGAAAGATTGCCGGCGACCGGCGAACGAACCAGATAAGATTCGGTACCGGTGAGCGTGCCCAATCCCTTGCTGACTGATTTGGTTGCCGCCGCCGTTGACAGCTGCAAACCGGTGATGGTGTTGTTGCCGATAAACGTCAAAAGCGTCTTAGCGTTGGCCCAGCTGGTGATGCTGGCCGATCCGGTAATGACCACATACAACGGCAACCGCCCGGCGGTGAAAGCGACGGTGTTGGTGTGCACCACGCCGCTGCCATCCACCTCGATATAGTTGGTGGCACTGGCGGTGAGGTTGATCGTCCCCGCCGCCACGCTCACCAGGGCGGGGCCGTCATAAAACTGACCTTGAAAGTATCCGAAGGTCAGCCCGGTGGTGGTGTCGGCATCGAAGGAAAATGCCCCGCCGCCCAGGGCGAGGGAATCCACATCGTAAGCATTGGACTGGATGCCGATCTCACCGCTGGTGATGTACGCCAGCAGATCCGAGATGAACTGTGACCAGCCGGTGGCATTGGATGCGCCATAGGAAAAGTTACGGCTCATCTGATTGAGCTGCGTCTTTTGGGCAGTGGTGAGTGAACTTAGCATGTCGGACTTCTTTCTTCACTGCTGTCCGCAGGACTTGAACGTTGAACGTCCGCCGCCTTGCGGTTAGGCGAACGTCCAACTTTCAACGTTCATTCAAGTCAGCGGAGTTCCGCTTGCCGGCTCGTCCAAAACGACCGGATCGCCCGGCTCTTCTTCCTCGACGCTCTCATCTTCGGAGTCGAGTTGCTCCTTAATCACCTGGGCGGCCGGCGGCGGAGGAGTCACCTTGTAGCCGAGTGTCTGGAGGAACCACCGCGCCAGATCAGGATCGTTGGTGCCCCCGAGTCCTTCCCGGAATTTGACGCCGCCCTTTTCGCCGTTGAATGTCTTCACCGGCGTCCGCACTTGGTATTTGAATTGAGTGCGGGGATCGGGTTCGAAGGGGACGAATTTTCCGGGGATCTCTTTGCCGGTTTCGTCCTTATATGCAGCCCGCCAGACCTGTCCTGGAGTGACATCGGCTGGGGAAGGCTGAGGCGATCCGTTGACGATCGGCTGAGTGCTTGCCTCTTGCCGAACTGCAAGCAGCGCCTCTGTGTGAGCGAGACGGCGCTTCAATACGTCGATCTCGGATTCTCCGGCGACGGGCGCGGGAGCAGCCAAAACCGCCTCCCGTTTCTTCGTTGTCTTTGCCATCTGATTCTCCTGGATGCTTTCCACGGTTCGCGTGAAGAGCCAAACGGATGAGGACTATCCTCATCCTCCGAACTTGTTGACGAAGGGCTGAATGTAAACAGGCCCGATCGTGATGGACGGTCCCGTGCCGGTGATCGTGCAGGCCAGTTGCAGGTATCGCTGGCGGGATTGAGTCATCAGCATCAAAAATCCATCGCCGGTGGGCAGGATGCCGTCCTGGGCGACGTTGCGGGCCGGACTGGCCGCGCGCCAGGTGGCACCATCGGAGCTTTCGTTCACCGTGAAGGTGTACGTTGGCATCACCAGTGTCGCGGTGCCGCCGGTGAGGCTGCCAGTGCCCAGCGTGAGCGGGTTGGCCTGGTTGCCATAGACCTGCAATGCCGGCGGAAGCGTCACTGTGAAAGGGCCACCGCCCGTGACCGTTGCCGCCGCACCGGTTGCGGTGACAGCAGCCAGGCCGTTAATCGCCGTCGCGATGGTGGCAGCGCTCGCGCCAAAGGCGACGGCGCCCGTGGTCTGCACGCCAGCGCTGGTGTTGAGGCTGAAGGTGAAGGTTCCGCCGGTGGCAGTGATGGTCAGCGTCTGCGAGGCATTCCACGCTGTGACCGGCACTGGAACCTGCAATGCAGCCCCGCCCGCGCCGGGAGCATACTGGCCGTTGACCAGCGTTGCCCCCTGCGCCATGTCGAAGGTGTCGGAGTTGAACGTGGCCGTGTAACTTCCGGCGATCGAGGCTGCCGACTTTAAAATCTGCAGAGTTGAATCTGCCAGGCCGATTGTTTGGGGATCCATTTTATTTTGTCCGTTGTCAGTTGTCAGTTGTCAGTTGTTCAGAGCCGCGTCCACAACGGACAACGGACCACTGACAACTGACCGTTTCATCAGGTCAACAGCAGCCCGGCCAGCCGCGTGGCCGAACGGGGGTGAAACACGCCGATCGAGCCGAGCATTTCGCATACGTCCAGATAGAACGTGCCCAGCAGGCCAACATCGCGATGGGTGATCATGTTGGTGCCCACCAGGCCCTGCACCATTTCCTTGTCCACATCGCCTCCCAGCTTCACGCAGTACAGGCTGACCGTGTTGGCGGCGGTGCCACAGGTTTCGTTCTCAGCCAGGATGGGCTGCTGGTCACCGTCTTCATCCAGAATCACAATCGGGATGTCGTCGTAGGTTTGCACCTTACCCAGCACGCCCTCCATCGAGGCGATCTTGGCAGTGTTTCGGGCGAGCGTGGTGAGATTGCGGCGGGTTGCCTTGTTCATCACCAGGATCTTCCCTTCATCGCCGCCGACGGTCTGGTCGATGGTCGCGTCGATCATTTCCAGCGTCATGTTGCCGCCGTTGGTTCCCGCCAGCAGCAGCTGGTTGCCGGTGAGGCGGCTATTGAGGCCGGGGAAGCTGAGAGGGATGGTGCCCGGATCACCCTTGATGAAATTGCGATCGAAGAACAGGCCGGCGTTGATGATCTTGCCTTCGATTTCGTTCTGGCGGGCCTTGTCCCCTTCCAGATCGTAGAGGATCGCGTCCGTCTGGATTTCACCGCCGAAGATGCTCAGCGATTCCACCTGGGGATTGATGACGCTGGGCGGCGTGGAGTAGTTGGAGTTAATGCCGCGGAACTGAATCCCCGGCAGTGCCTCGCGGCGGTTGTACTGGTAGCTCAAGCCATCCACCTGGATGAACTTGAGGAGCCGGAGAAACATGCTCCGGTTGGTGATGCGCTCGACCAGGCCAGCCAGCATGGGCTGGGCGGACTGGGCGGCCCAAGTGATCAGTGAGATTGCCATTGTCTTTTTTCCTTCGTAGCGTTCGCCCTGGCGGGGTGGATCGCTGTCAGGATGCCTGGGAACGTCCCAGGATCATTTCTCCGCTCAGCCGGCCTTTGCCGTGGTTGCCAATGAGGGTCCGCGGGCCGGCCTGCTCTTGCTCAGGCCAATCCCGATCTTCTGCGAGGCCGTCATCTTGCTCAGGTCGACCGCGGCGGCGGGACTGAGCACAGTTTCTTCGGTGCCCTCGCCGCCCAGGTCGGGAACCTTCACGCCCATCGATTTCAGATCGGCGCGGAACTCTTCGCGAATCACCTGCTCCTCGACGGGCCATTTGGCTGGGTCGTTGCCCAGCTTTGCCTGGTAGGCGGCGGGAAGCTTGCTCATCTTCTTGGAGATGAACTCCTGCCGGGCGGCTAGAGCCGACAGCTTGCTATCCCTGGCATCCAGCAGCCTGACCACGTCATCGGCGCTGAGCGGTTTGACTTCCGCCTCGGCGGGTTTTGCTTTGCCGCCGCCCTTGAGCGTGTTGATTTCCTCCTGGAGGGGTTTCACCACTTCTGCGAGATGGCTCTTGAATGAGCCGAGCAGCTCCGCTCCGAACGCTTTGGAATCGAATCCGCCGGTAGCAGCTGGCGGTGTAGCCGTGGCCTGTTCTTTCTCAGGCATGGGAGGCCTTTCTGTCGCCGGTAAGGGCGGACTTAAAACGATCTTCGAATGACGTTGTTTTGCCATTTGTTAAGCCGCCCTCCCGAACAGCTTTTTGGCTGTTGAGGCGTAGCGGTCTTTTTGCTGTGCATGGATCTGGAGATCCTTGAATTTGCGTTGTGCGGTCGAAACATCATCCCCCAGCAGCTTGTCGGCATCGTCCAGCCCATCGGCCTGTTCCAACTGAAGCGGGCTGGCAAGCTCCTCGACAAACGCGCGGGTGGACTTTGAACAGTTGGGGTGAAATGGGGGTCCGCCACCGGGCAGTTCGCTGTAGGCGGGGTATTTGCTGCTCTTGCCCGAAAGGCTAAACACCTGGCCAAGAAACGCTGTGCAGAAGTCAGTGGATACCAATCCCACGATCGACACCAGATCCAGATCCAGACTTTGCAGCCGTTCGTGCCGGGCGGTCACCGTTGCCTCGCGTGTCTTGGTGCGAGCAACCATTGAAGCGTAGTAACCCGCTTCGAAGTTGATCATGTCGCCGTTTTTGTCGCGAACTGGAACGGTGCCATCGCCCACCGCACGGAAGGCGTCGCGAAGCTTTCGGATCGTCTCTGCCGGCCGGCCCTCGATCACGCCACCGGATAAAATGCGATCAATGTCCGATTCGTTGAGGCTCATCTGAGCGGTCTTGCGCAGAAGCCCCTTGGCCCGATCGCCTGCGTTGCTGGCCGCATCGCCCAGATCGCGAGTCATGCTCTTGACGAACTGTTTGACCGTGCCTGGATCGATCAGACTAAAGCCGCCTGTCAATCCACTGTCGCCGGATACCTTCACGCCCAAATCTTCCGCCTGCTTTTCAGCGCGTTTGATTCCATCAGCGATCGCCAGCGGAAGGGACTTGCCAATCCACACCGATGTTTCCACGCCCAGGCGGTGCAGGATCTGATCGATCTGTGCCATCTGCTGGATGGCGCGATGCTGGCGGAATTCCTGCCCGGCTGCGGTGCCACCCACCGGGTGCAGCACCATCTCCGCCATGCGATCGGCGGCGGCGGTGTAGAGCTTCACGAGCTCGCTTACCTGGGCGGCATTCAGGCCGCTGGAAGATAATTCGGGGCGAAGCGGGGTTGCCATGGCGATTCCCGATAAGAGAAGCAATGTGAAAACGGCGAGAGCATGAATCGTGGGTGGCCGCCCTCGCCGTTTTCGATGACGCTCAGGCTTGGAAAGTTTCAGCCCCGCAAGAATTTTGTCCCGCGACTTCTCTCCCTGGCTTTTGAATCGCTCCCTCATTGCGATTGCATATGCAGATTGATCCAAGGTGGATTGATCTAAGCCGAGGAGGATTTTTTCCCTGCCAGACAGATAAAGGGAATTGAGGTTAGGTTTCATTCGATTTCAACCTCTTCTTCAGCATCCTCATCGTCGCCCTTGGGGGCGGTGGGGGCATTGTCCCCGGCGGTTGCCAGGCTGTCGGTATCGGGAGTGGAAGCACCGAAGAACGTGCTGGGCGTTGCCTCCGCCGCTTCATCCTTCATCTGCTGGATTTCCGCATCGGCGGCGGCGGGATCGGGGATGAGGATGCGGATCGAGCGCTCCTGGCTCATCGACTTGCAGCCGCGGAGCGTGGCGATTTCGGTGGCGACATCCATCGAGTCGTTGGGAATGCCGTTCTGGAATTCAACGCTGATTGGACCGGTATCAAAGCGAACGCCGGGAACAACGGCACATTCGAGCTTCTGCGCCACCATGAGGGCGAGGCGAATGCCGGCCGTCCAGAAGATCGCCTTGCGGTCCGCCTTGGCAATCGCGTTGAGCCCCATCAGCTTGATCGACTTGTAGGCGATGGCCTTCACGCCCTCGCTCTTGATGCCCAGCAGCACCGGGCTGGATTCCATGACCACGATCTGGCTGGTGAGGGCAAAGTCACGATCCTTCAACGCCGCTTCGCATTCGCCGTCCCAGGTGATGTATTTGGCGATGCGATCGGGATCGTCATAGAACATCGCCTTGTTGGCGGCGCGCATATTGCCCTGGTCGTCAGCCGCTTCCTGGGGAAACGCCACCGGCGGGTCGGCGTGCTTGGCCAGGATGTTGGCTAGCTGCGTATTTTTGGCATTCAGCGCATCCTGCAACTCGATCGCGCAGTCATAGTCGCTCACCGGCTGGCCGCGACTCACCACATTGGGGATCCAGATGATCGTGTTCTGATCGATGCCGGTCATCGTGACCGGCTGCAGCTGCTGATCGGGAATCGGATCGATGTCGTTCGGCGTGTCCGGCAGATTGCTGGCATAGTCCGCCACGCCGATCGGGCCGGTGTCGGTGCCGATGACGGCGTTCTGCCAGGATGGCGAGGGCGAGTCGGCGGCATTCATCCAGATGGCGAGTGACACCTCTTGCGTCTTATGCCCCTTCTCATCCAGCTGCCAGGCCCGGCGGGTGATCTTGCCGATGAAGTAGGTGATCTCCCGCAGTAGATAAATGGGAACCTTTTCGGTGCCGATATTTTTCAGGCTGTATCGGCAATAGGAGGCATACTGCCCGTTGGGCTGGATCACACCGACCGGGAAAATCTCCTCCGATGGCACCTGTCGCAGGCACGCTTCACCATTGAAGATGCAGGCTTCCAAAAATGCTTCCGCCTCATAGCTGCAACTAAGTGCCGCGCCATAGAAAAGCGGGTGCAGCATGCAGCGATCCGCCAGGGCTTCGAGGGATTTCTGCTGATAGGGATCATCAGCCCGGATCAGCGGCTTTTCTTTCAGCAGCAGATCGGTGCCCTTGTTGCTCACCAGCTGCATTACGTTGTACTTCACATATGGCTGGATCGGTCGGCTTCCCGCCACGGACCGGGCGAAATCGAACTGCGTCCGGTTTTCGGTCAGGTAATATTCGCGGTGCTTGCCATCGAACAGCAGCCGCGATTGCCGGATGCGCTCCACCCGGGCGCTCTGCTCATTGGTCAAAAAGTTGGGATACCCCTCAGCGCGAAACGTGTTGTACGGATCACTGGTGGTCTGCACCCAGACGGCGGGGATTTGGACGGGGACTTGCATTAGCTCCGCCCTCCGGTCGGGCAAGTGCAGAATGCATAGTGCAGAATGCAGAATGAAAAGAAGAATGGTTCGCATCTCACTCACCACCCCGCCGGTTTCTGCCGCCGGGAAGGCGGCAAGGGAATCTTGGCCGCGCCGGCGGCGTGGTAGGCCAGGGCCAGCGCCCAGAAGCGATCAGCGTGGCCGCCGGCATCGCGCTCGGCATCAAACCGCACGTTGTTCGAAGCGGTGACAATCTTGCGGATCTTGTGCAGATCCTCGCGAACCGCATCCACCGCGGGGATGCGCACCAGGCGATCCTGGAAGAGCCGAACCAGCGGCATCGCCAGCTCTTCTTTCACCGCTGATGTGAAGTGGATGTTTTCAACGCGGCCTCCCCACTTCTGGCGAGAGCGTTCGGCCAGCATGTCGCCGATGCCGGTGCCGTCGATGCAGAGTCGCTTGATGGCTCGGTTGGCCAGTAGCACATTCAGCAGCCCTTCCTGGGCGGTGTAATCCACCTTCGAGAGTTCGCGCAGCATCACGGTGCGGAACACATCACCCACCTTGCGAATCACCCACAGCACCGAAAGATCGCGCTGGCGGCCCACGTCATAGCCCGCGTACATCGTGCCATCGGATGGCAACTGCTCAGGCGATTGGAAGATGGTCAGACCATCAGGATCAGCGGCGGTGGCCGGAGATGCTTCGCACGATCGGATCAGGTCATAGCTCAACAGCGATGTGGCATCGGTCGAGGGCTTGCACATGTATTCCTGATTCCAGGTGTCTTCATCCGGGCAGGTGGCGTGCAGCTCGTCAATGAATTCCTGACGGGCTTTGTCATCGCGGGCCTTGAGTTTCAGCACCTTTTCCGCAAGCCCCTGATCCACCGCGTCAAGGATGGTGACCGTGTGGACTGATGCTTTAATGGTCCCCGCTTCCTGAGCCTTGAGCAGTTGGTTGTAATAGCATCCTTCGCCGTTGGCGGTGGACCAGATCCGCAGCTGGTACCGCCAGAAGAGCGCGGTCGCGTGGGCGGCTTTGTAGAGCTCACGACCATCGCGATGAAAAGCAAATTCATCCAGATCCGCATCCCCGCCCTTGCTGCGAAAGAATTTCGGATTGCTGGAACCGGCGACGATTTTTTTCCCGTTGCCAAAGGTTAATACCAGGCTGGTGAGTTCGGAGTCGGCGATCACTTCGGTTTCAGTGGATTCTGCCGCCGCCGCGTTGAACACTTCACACCACGTTTTGCAGTAATCGATAAACTCCCGCGCGCTGGTCAGATCGGCGGAGGAGAAATACAGATTGCAAAGCCCCTTCACCCGGCGCTCGACAGCGCGATAACTGGACACATAAGTCCAGCCGACCCGGCGGCTCTTGCGCCCCATTGCCAGCGGAGCCGGCTCATTGAGCCAGGCTTGCTGGTAAGGCAGAAAATAGTCGAGTGAAGATGTCATCAGACAGCGGCGAGGATTACAAGATCCAGGGTATATTTCTGGCCCACTTCGAACGCCTTGGCATCCGCCTCATCGGGGAAGCCAATCTCGATCGCGCTCCCCAGAAGAATGGGCGAGGGATCATCGCCGGATGGAACGGCTTTCAACCGCACCACGTTCCAGTAGCCATCGGCCGGCTTGTTGGTGTCCACTTCACCCGCGGCATTTTTGTGCGGATACACCTTGCGGTATTTTTTCGTCATACTTTCAACATTCACCTGCATCTTGCTCATCTGATTTTCCTTGCGGCTAAGCCGCGTCTTTGATTCCGAGAATCGCCCGGACCTTGCTGATGACCTCTTCGCCGCTCGCCCCGGTCTTGGCATCCTTCTCCGCCGCCGCCAGGGCTTCGGCCATTTCGCCGCGGAGTTTCTCGACATGCCGCTTGCCGGTGATCGTGTTTTTCAGTGCCATCGACAGGCCGAACAGGTCTTTGGTTTTCACCTCTCCGTTGGTCTGGGCGGCGAGCATCTGTTCGAAGATCATGGTGCTCAGCTGCAGAGTCGCCGCGTCGCTGATCGCCACCGTGCCCCCGCTCTTCGCCGCCTCGACCAGCGACCGAGCCACTTCATTGCTCGCCTTAAATTTGTCCGTGGCATCGAACTCCTTTTTCCAGTTCCACACCGCGTTGCGGCTGAGCGTGAATCCCGCCGCCAGCAGCCAGGTGTGAACCTCATCCACCGTGCGCCCCGGCTCACGGCAGAACGCCTCCAGGGCGTCCAGCTCCGCCCGGCTCAGCAGCTCGTGAACTTTGAGGCGCATGCCCATTAATTGACCGCCCTTTCGTCCGCGATGCCTGGCACCGGCGAAATCTTCTCTTCCAGCAACTGCATGCCCTTGAAGGTGATTTCGTAGAACAGGTGGTTTGGCTTGACCGTGAGCTCGTATTCCCTGCGGGTTCCCTTGTCGATTTCCTTGACCAGCTCAGCACCCACCAGATCGTGGCACAGCCCTAGCAGGTGCGAACCGTCTTCAAGGCCCATGCCTTCGCTCAGTGGCACGTTGACCTCGGCGAAAAGCCGGTCTCCTGAAAGGCCATGCTTGGGAGCGTATTTGCGAGCCCCCTTGAGAATGAGGAGGATTTCCCGGCGAAGCTTCTCATCGCGGAATTGTTCGAAGTTCTTGCTCATTTGCCCATCCGGTCTGACAGCACCGCTACCTGTTTGCCGATGTCGGCCGTTTCCCGCGTTACCTGCTGGAACTTTTCGGAGACGCTCTTTTCGTGATCCTTCAAATCGTCCCTGCTGGCGAATGTCTCGGCCATAAACGTTTTGAGGTCACCAAAACGCTTCTCCAGCTGGACGCTCATTGACAGCCGGTTGTTGGCGATGTCCTTGAAATCGCCGTCTCCCTCATCCAGCCGCTTGTGGATGCCGGCGATCTCCCTGGTCAGCGCATCGATCGAAGTCTTCAGCGGATTGGTGTGGCTCAGCAGCTGCTGGGCGACGAGTTTTTCGTTCTTGGTTTCCACGTCGTTTTCCAGCCGTTCGAGCTTGGCTGTGCGCGCCGAAAGCCAGAACAGCCCGACAGTGACTCCGATCGTGACGGTGCCAATCACCAGATCGGTCACCACCAATGGATCAACGGCTAAAACGAACATCGATCACGCTCGCTTCAAAACACATTCAAAAACAGGGTGGAGGCTCGCATAAAGTCGGCCTCCACCCTTGCCAGGGCAAACGGTCGACCGATTAGGCCGTTGCCCCGGCGGAGCCATTGGCGGCCGGAGGATTCGAAAGATCGATCTGACCCACCGGCGCGCCGTTGGTTCCGCTGAGCGATCCGCTGCCAGTGTTGGTTGCGGGCGGCGGGGATACCGGCGCTCCGAGCACGCCATTGATCGCAGCGAGGTCGGCGGCGTCATAGGCGTTGGCCTGGGCGGTGCTCAGCTGGGTGTTAAGCCCGCTGATCGTGGTGTTCTGCTGATTGATTGCGTCTGCTGCGCGTCCCATATCGATCTCCAAAAGTTGAATCCTTCGAGCCTGATTTTCGATGATGCCTTCCACGCGGATGAGCAACGCATCGAGTGTTTCAATGTCCAAGTCAACATGCTTTTGGCCGGAGACTTCTCGCAGATATTCGATGAAATCCCGAATGTCCCGCGACTCTTCAATCGCCTTGCATGTTTGTGTCTCGTCCATTCACGCCCATAAGCTCCGATTTCGCTCGGAGCCACACGCCTGATGCCGTCGATTGACTTGCGATGCAGGGACAACGGAATGTCTCAGCCGTTGTCACGTTGCCGTACTCTGGGTTTTCTTGCTCGCAGCAGAGGCCGCATTCAGGGCCGCGATGGCGTTCTGCGCGGAGGGGTGCGACATGAACGCGGTCAGCGCGGGCACGGCGGCGATCATCTCGGGGGTGACCGAGCCAAGGATCGCTGGCACCGCGTTGGCGATCACGTTGCCGGATTGGACTGCCTGCGTGTTCTGGTATTTGCCGTAGAACGCCAGCGCGATGCTCAATATCGCCAGCCCCGCGCCGGCGGCTTGTCCCCAGCCGGGAATGACCGAAACCACCGGAGCAGCGGCCGCAACGACCGGGGCGGCGGCGGTTGCTCCGTCCTGCGTGAGATGAATCCACAAATCAAAATTGGTGGGCTGCGTGGTCACCGCGGGCTGTGTGGTGGTGGCGGGTTTGACAATCACCGCGGGGAGCGTGGTGCCGCCGATGCCGTGATCCGCCGCCTGCAACTGCGCGTCGGTGCAGCCGATCGTTTCGCAAGCTGCGAACGCGGCGATGGTGCAAATCAAAATCAGCAACGCGAGGAATGTGTATCGAGATTTCAAAGGATGCTCCCGTTCGGGAAAAGGGAAGGGTTTGTTGTTGTAAAAAATGCGCAGCGACTGTGATTGGTTATGAGCCACACAATCGCTGCGCAGCGATGAAAGGGGGGTCGCTTCAGCATCGCACCGAACGCCCCTCGCGTTGTAGGCCCCCGACCCTTGCGAGTCGGAAGCCCGATCAAAAAGTAGCTCGTTGTTAAAAAAGCCGGCGGGAGACGCCGCATTCCCGCCAGCCATGAGAGAGAGTGGTTGAATTAAATCGATGGCGGAAGATTGGGCGAAGCCGTAGGGATCGGAGTCGTGAATGAAACGGCCAGACTCAAATCGGGTTTCGACGGAGAGGGATTCACCCTTCGCAAGGTCCCAGCCGAGAATGATCCGATGGCTGCAATTTTGCAGCGGGCGGAGGGACGAATCGAATTGATCCACGCCGCGATATTCGCGGCCATCCAGCACACAAAGCTCACGCTGGGAGTAGTGCCGAAGGCGATCTTCGTTGGTGATTTTCTGCGTCCGTGCCATCGGCGATCCACTTCCGTGTGGTGCCGATCGACGGGTTCTTCAAACGAAAAACCCACGTCGATCGGCAGCTAACTGCGCGTTCGCGTGGGCCTTGTTCCAATTTTCAGATCGTCTTCGAGACGAATTCCACTCCGGCTCGTTCGAGCTTTGTATTCAAACCGTGGCGGGTTTGTCAAGTCAATGATTCAAGGTGGGGCCAAAAACCGAGTCGTATTCCGCTAGTTGCTCGTCGCTGGTATCGCTGAGGATTCTAACCTTGAATTCGGAACTGTCGGCACAACATGCCGCATAAAATCCCCGCAAGAACAGCGTTTTTGTGTTCACCTTCAGGCCGTTCCAGATTAACGGGCTGACGCGCATGACGTGCTGAGAATAATCGATGCTGTAGATTGATTTATCCGCAAGCATTTTAGCCGCCCTTTCTTTGAACTCGGCAGCCATTGCTCGATTCTCCGCGGCTGATTGATCAGTGACCGGTTTCGCTTGTGGAGACGGGACTGACGCCGAAGGCGGTGACGGAACGGGCGGCACGGCTGGTGCGGCGGCGGCAGGCGAAACCGGCGATGATGCAGTCGACGAAGATTGAGGCAACATCATCACGATGATCGCAATCAGAGCGAAGGCGCTGACGAGAAGAGGGACCAATGGGTATTGCCTACAGATCCGTCCCACCGCCCATATCGTTGATCGGTCGCTCATTCTGAAAGTCCTTTCAGCCGCCGGGTTGCCCTCGCCGCCCGAACAATTCTAGCGCGGTCAACCGGCATCAACCCTGGATATTTTCCCACGTTTAAAGCACGAAGGAGAATAGCGTCCTCTGTCATGGATTCAACTCTCTTGAAGGTTGCCATGTCGTCGTCGCGATGGATGTAGAAATTCCCCCCTGGCTCAATCCCATCGTCGGCTACGCGGATCACCCGAAACTCGACCAGCGAGCCATCAGGATAATCGGGCTCCATCGAATCGCCCGAGATTCTAACCTGAAAAAGGCTAATTTCTGCCTGCAATAGAGAAACTTCCGATTCTGAAACACCGACGGCCTCAGTCCAAAATCCGGCCGCCAGATTCCTTTCAAATATAGGGACGGGTGGAATTTTGGGCGTCTTCCATCCACCCATCATCTCGCCCGGATCGCCCGTCGCTCCCGATGATGCTCGGCATTCAGAAAGCACCTTTTCGACCTGCTCGTATTCCATTCCAAGTGCCCCAGCGAGAAGCTTGATGTTCTTCGGAAGTGGATTTGGCACCTGAGGTTTCATCCATTGATTGATCGTTTGAAGCGGTATACCGGAGTGCTCGGAGAATTGCTTGATCAGCATTCCCCTCTTGCCAATTTGTCGCCTAAGCCAGCTCGAAAAATCAACTTCCATTCGACAGATATTAGCATCATTCGTCATCTAACGTCATACAATTTTCCCCCAGAGTGAAATTGTTGCTTGACAGGAGCAATGGCAAGATATACCGTGTATGACGACATATGACGGAATCTCTTGACACACCGTAAAAATGGTGCGAATATGGCAGAAGATAGCAAAGATGGACGCCTTACAGTGCGGTTTAAGGATCTTCTCCCCCAAATCCGGGAATCCGCGAAGGCTGACGGTCGCTCTGCCGGTGAATGGATTCGCAAGCAAATCAGGGAAGCGATTAAACGGCAAAAGCGAAGATGAGATTCCACTCTGGCTCATGCGAAATCGCGTGAGCCTTCCACCAGAGGATCGAAAGGTTCTCTGGATGGTTTGAACGAAGGTTCGAGACGCACGGGAGACATCCCATGCAAGGCCCACAAGCCGAAAGGCGCGTGAGCGGCTGAAGACGGTCGGGAAGTCGAAAGGTTTCCCGGTCCGTTTGAACGAACAACTTAACGGAGTGTCATCATGATTGGGAAGCGGCGGCATATTTCAGGACGGCACGCAGAAACGTCAACCGGTTCGGGCGCTTCCCCATGTCCTTCCGCAAAGCCTGGAAGCCGAGAGTGTCGGCGCGATAGCGGAACACCTGGTTCCTCACCAGCAGGCAATACCACCAGATCGAAAGCACGTCCTTCGCGGTCAGGGTCGAAAGCATCTGGTCGAGTGCCCGCTGCGATCGAACTCCCTTCAGCTTCGATAATAGGATTCCCGCTTTCTGCAACCGATGCCGAGTTCCGCGCCTTGATGAAAGAACGCGACGTAATGCGGAAAGCAACCGCTGCATATGTAGCGGAAAAAGGTCTTCCTCCAGTTGGTCGAACCGTCGCAACAGGGGCACGGTCGCGGGGTCGAAGTTCGTCATGCGTTGAATTGTAACAAACTTGATTAACGGAGTAATTGCAATGCTGGTATTAACACGTCGAGAGGGTCAGGAAGTCATCTGCATGGCGGGTCGCGATCATGTGACCATTGTGCATGAACAATGGAATCCGGGCCTCCGCATGGTGGCTCTTTCCATCAGAGGAGCGGACTACTTTATCTCCTGTTCGCTTTCGAGGGGCCGGTCGATCAAGGTGCCGATCGGCGGTACGGGAAAATCGAAATTTGATTCAGCCTGGATCGAGATCGCTTTCGTCGATTCGAAATGCGACGGGCAGCGCATCGGAATCAACGCACCCGCTTATGTAGAGATCGAACGCGATGATGCCGGACCGAAGAAGGTGCAGCGGATCGATCCATCGGCGCGAGACATGGTCAGCCTGACGCCCAGTGATCAGCCGAGCATGAGAGAAGGACGCCGGGGATTTGCTGTTGACCCGAGCGGCAAGATCGACATCTACGATGGAGATGCGGAGGTGATCGCGTGAAACAGACTTGCCCATTCTGCGATCGACTGACTGATGTTCGCCCTGCCTTCCCAGGCTCCGATGCTTACTTCGGCATCCACACTTCGGATGGAAGCGATCCGGTTGTCGACCACAGGCTTCGTCCACTGGAAGTGATGTGTGAGGGATCGTTCATGTCGCTCGGGTTCGCCGAACTTCGCGCGGCGGAACTAAAGGCGGTTTCACTATGAAGCTGTATCCCCACCATCCCCTGGCCGAATTGTTCCCGATGATCGAAGGTGACGAATACGCTTCATTCGTTGCCGACATCAAGGCCAACGAATTGCAGCGCCCTGTGCTCCTGGTGAAAGAGGGACGGCAGCTGCTGGTTGCCGATGGCCGCACGCGACAGAAGGCGTGCAACGAAGCGGGTGTGCAGTGCCGGTACGAAGAGTGGGACGGCAAGGGCGATCTGCTGAAAAAGATATGTTCGCTGAACATGCGCAATCGCACGATGAGCAAGACAGACCGCGCCGTGACCGCTGAAGCGGCGATGACCCACATCGATCTTCCGCCCGAGACGGCTGCAAATTTGCAAAGCGGCAACCGGGCATTGATCGAACGGATCGCCACGCTGAAAGCGGACATCGCTTCGGAAATGTTCGGCGTCTCGCCCAGGTACATCCATCACGTCCGATCGATCCGCAAATTCGCCCCGCGCACCTACAAGGCATTGCAAGCCAGGGAAATCAACCTGAGCCAGGCGATCAGCCGCGTGGAGCGGGAGAAGCGAGAGAAAGACGCCACCGCCAAAGCCGCCGAGGCGAAGATCACCAAGGGGGCATTGAAGCTGATCCACGGTGATGCCGTGGAAGAGATGGGCCGGCTGCCCGGTGGATGTGCCACCGTGGTATTTATCGACCCGCCTTACAACAACAAGTGGGCCTACGACTCAGACCCCACCGGCGACGATCTGAACGATGGGGAGTACCTGGACGGCATGCAGCGGGTGATCACATCAGCCACGCGGCTGCTGGCGGCGAACGGATCGATCTTTGTTTTGATCGATGACAACTACACGGATCACTTTGGATTGATCCTTCGCCGCATCGGCGGCCTGCATCGCCGCAACACCATCGTCTGGTGGGAAACGTTTGGCGTGCATCAGACGGGGAACTTTTCCCGCTGCGCGCGGTTCCTGCATTACTACACGATCGGCAAAAAGGGATTCATCTGGCATCCCGTGCCAGTGGAGAGCGCCCGCCAGCGGCTGGGTGACAGCCGCGCCAACCAGGATGGGAAATGCCCCGACAACGTCTGGCAGATCCCGCGGGTGAACGGAAATGACTCTGAGCGCGTGCCCTTTGAGGACATGCCGCCGCAAGTGCCGGTGGAGCTGCCCCGCCGCGCGATTCTGGCCGCCAGCGAACCGGGTGACCTTGTCGTCGATTGTTTCAACGGCAACGGAACCACGGGGCTGGCGGCGATTTTGGCCGGCCGCAAATACATCGGCATCGACCGCTCGGCCAAATACCTGGAGCAGAGCGAGCGATGGATCAAGTCCCAAATCGCATCACGGAAGGAAGGCGACAATGCCTAAGTCTTTCAAATCACCGATCGAGCGCGCTGAAGATGACGTGCTGCGCAACAAGCAGATGGTGGCGATGGCGGTGAATGGCATCCGCCGAGAGCGGCATCCGGCATGGTCTCGCGATGATCTGCTCTGCCACCCCGAAGAGGCAATGGACGTTTGCAATCTTGTCCGCACAAAGCTGGATTTCACCAGGCAATGGACCGACTACCAGATCCTCAAGACGTACCTGAACCAATGCAAGCGGTCCAAGATTGTCAGCGGCATTCCAGGCCGGGGAAGGAAGCGTGTGAAGTGACAGGGTTCCAAGAGTATCCGTCCACCAAGATGCCCGGCTGGGACCGGGTGACGCGGATCTTAAACGAGGCGATCCGCAACGGCACCCATAGCCGAACCACGCAGACGGTTTGCGAGGCATGCCGGGAATGGTGCAGTGGGATTTTTTACATCGGACCGACTGGAACCCGCTTTTGTGCCGCGTGCGCCGACAAATTCGGCCAGGGACCGGAGTCGATCGACAAGCGGCGGAGGGAAGGCAAATGACCAAAGCGGAAATCAAACGCAATAGGAAGATCGGTGAGCAGATCGAACTGCTCAAGGGGGAGTGCGGATTCCACATCGGCCAGCTGGATGAAAGCATAGAGGCCTGGGATCGCGTGCTGTCAAAGCTGCACCAATCCGACGTTAACGCCGCGCTTCGCGGCATCCTCTGGGACCGCGTTGCGGCCATGCGGGATGACGACGCCTTTCTTCGCGATCAATTTGTGCTTCGGTTGTCACGTTGCTGGGAGCTTAACCCCGCTTTTTAGGAGACCCATTATGTCCACTGTTGCATCAATGATTGATCTTCCCATCACCGAAAGTGGCGTCTGCCCGCAATGCGACTGCACGGTTGGACGGGAACGCTTCGCCATCACCGAGCCGCACACGGGCCTGGGCAAACCGAAGAAACAGCACATTGAAGCGCACTGCGAGAACTGCCGCGCAGTGATCGTGTTTGACCGCCAGTTCACTGGGGGGATCTGGCAGCATGTCGGCAAGTTCGAAGTGCTCAGTCTCGATCAGCAGAAAGCCCGGCAGCGGAAAAAACGCGAGGACCTGGAACACTCGATCCACTACGCATCCGACCACGAATTCAGCGGCGATGAGGAAGGGAATCACGACAGCAACGGGATGGCTTGAGCCATGGCAATCGTCAAGAAGCTGAAACCGAAATCGTATGTGGTCATCTGTGATGGCCAGGTGCGGGGCAAGTTTGAGCGGCCAACCGATGAAGCCGCCAAAGCCGCCGCCCAGGCAATGGCAGACCGACTGAACGCCGAGAACAAATGAACGCAATCATCGACAACTTCCCCGGCGTCCACGCCGAGCGCGTCATCAGCCTGGTGGCTGAAAGCTACGGCGTTACGGTCTCGGATCTGAAAGGATCGAGCCGACGAAAATCCGTCGTGTTTGCGAGGCAGGTGTGCATGCACCTGATTCGCCAGGACACGCGTTTGAGCCTTGACGAAATAGCCAAGTCGCTTCGCCGCCTGGATCACTCCACCGCCATCTGTGGCATCAATCGCATTGCCGAATTGCGTGACACCGATCCAGCCGTTGAATCCGAGATTGGTTTCATCGAAGGCAAGATTCGGGGGTGGGTGTGAGCAACTCGCAGACGTTTATCGATGTTCCCACCGCCGCCAAACGATCTGGCCTCTCCAAAGGCCACATCACCCGCGACGCCGCCAACAAATGGCGTGCGGCTGGATTGGCGGAGATGCAGAAGCCGGCCAAGGGGAAGCCGCGCTGGATGATTCGCGAAGATGCCGATCCGGCCTTTGCCCGGATCAAATCACCTGAGCATATCCAGGTGGATCTTCGGCAGTTTACCGCCAAGCAACGCGATGAAGCCTGGCGGCGGGAAGGCATCCTGAAAGAGTGGGATGAATTCTGCGTGGCCGCGTTCAAGATCGGTTATGACCGCGTGCGCGCGACCAACACGTTTATCGATCGGCTGCTGATCGACAAAAACACGCGGGTGTCGATGGGTACGCTCTACAACTGGCAGCGTGCCTATCGCGCTGAAGGAATTGTCGGGCTGATTGATGGACGGACCGGGAAGGAGATCAGCAAGGACGCTGGCGGTCCCTCCACCAATGAGCCTGACCCGTTCTTGAGCGAGGTTCAACGGCTGTTTCTGAACCTGAATCAGTTGAAGCTGACCAGCTGCCTGCGCATCGCCGAGGCAACCGCCAGGGAACAGGGCTGGAAGATCCGCTCCTATAAGATGTGCCAGCGGCACATTGCCAAGATCCCGGCCGGGGTCGTTACCAAGATGCGCGGCGGCGAAGATGCCTACGTGGCCAGGGCTGAGACGTGGATTGAGAAGGACTACACGTCCATCGACAGCAACGAAATCTGGTGCGCTGACCATCATCAGATGGATTGCATCGTTTCCAGCCAGGGAAAATTGCTCCGCCCCTGGCTAAGCGTGTTCCAGGACATTCGCAGCCGCAAAATCATGGGGTGGCTGATCGTGGATCATGCCCCAAACGCCGACACGATTTTGAGCGTGTTCCGCGCGGCGGTGAAAGAGCATGGCGTGCCGTACCACATCTACCTGGACAACGGCAAGGATTATGATTGTTACGCGCTGAACGGCCGGACCAAAAAGGACCGGTACGACAAGAGCAAAATCAAGATCCAACTGCCGGAAGAGAGGTCTGCCGGGATTTTCCCGCAGCTGAGCATCCAGATCCACCATGTGTGGCCATACCACGGGCAATCCAAGCCGATTGAAAGCTGGTTTCGAAATCCCGCCGAATGGAATCGCGCGTGGCCGACTTACACCGGCAACAACACGGCCAACAAGCCCGAAGATCGCTCGGCCGGCGGCACGCTTTGCGGCGGGTTGCAACTGAACCTCGAGCGCGGCAAGGCCCCGCGGATTGAGGACTATATCGCGTGGTTTGGCGATCTGCTGGCAGCACACGAAGCCGGCCACCAACATTCGGGGCAGGGGATGTTTGATCAGACGGCAGACAATGTTTACGCCGCCTGTCTCCACACCCGCCGAACCGCGCCGGAAGATTTGTTGGATCTGCTTTGCCTGAAGCGCGTTGGACCGATGAAGGTGGGACGCAACGGGGTGACTTGGCAGGGGATTCGATATGGCCAACACGAATCCGCGCTCCACCAGCTGCTGGGCAAGGATGTCATCCTGCGGATTGACGAGCGGTATGCCGGCCATGTGCAGGTGTACAGCACCAATGACAAGCTGATTTGTGTGGCACAATCCAACCAGATGCTGCCCTGGAATTCGGACGCCCAGGATCTTCGCGAGGCGATCGCCGCCAAGCGCAAGGACCGCACCGTCCTGAAAACCTTCGTCCAACGCCGGCCCCGCATTGCCGAGGATCTGCCGGACCGGCTGGTAAGAGCCGCCGCCGCTAAAGCGGCCGCGATGGCGGCGGAGAATACTGAACCGGAGCCATCGGGGCCGAACCTTCTGCCGATTCAGCATGCGATGACCGATCAGTTGCCCGCGCTTCAAAGGGCATTGGAAGCTTCTGCGAAGGGTATTCAAAGGGTGGCTGTTGGCGCCGAGTCCACCCAGCTGGTGGATGTGGCCAAGTTCATGAGTGACCGGGAGGAGACAACAGGGGGGAGCGAGCCAGACGCGTTTGCGCGGCTCGGTGCAAAGTTCAGGAGCGACCATGACGAATGAAAAATCGGCAATGGAACGGCTCACGGATGAGACCCGAATCAAGGGAGCGACACGGATGTTCGCGGAAGATAAAACGCCTGAGTCGGTGAGCGATGATGATGCACAGAATGTCATCAGCGCGGTTCGATCCTACATCGACGCCAGCGGCATCACCCGCGCCGCGATCGCCAAATCCCTGAGCATCGCCGGCAGCACCCTGGGCAGCGTGCTGAATGGCAACTATATCGGCCAGTGGCAGAAAATCCTGATCGATCTTGATCGCTGGCTCGAAGAACAGCAGAAGCGCGATGCAGCACCGAAGGCCAGCACGTTTGTGTGGACTAAGGTTGCACAGGAAATACGCACCGTGGCCGACATCGCCTGCACCCTGAAAACCATTGGCCTGGTGTACGGCCCTAACACCAGCGGCATCGGCAAAACGATGGCGCTGAACACCATCGCCCAGACCACAACCGGGGCTATATTGGTCACCGCCGAAGAGGCGGTAAACACAAAATCAGGATTTATCCGATCCATCGCCCGCGCCATGCGGTTGAGCGACACCGGCGGCACATCGCACGTATACAACCGCGTGAAAGAGGCCCTCAGCGGTACCAGCCGGCTGCTGATCATCGACCAGGTGCATTCTCTATGTCACGTGGCCCACGATGCGCCGCTGTTCATGCTGGCGGATCTCTTCGACGCGACCAAAGCGCCGCAGCTGTGGTGCGGCACCGAGGACATGGTGGAATACCTGGACAAGGGGCAGGCGCGCGGTCGCAGCGCGATGGCGCAGATCCGCCGCCGGATCGGCATCTGCCGGGATCTGATGCAGCGGTGCGAAACATCTGGCGGGGATGGCGAACCGCTGTTTACCGTGGATGAAATCCGTGCGGTTTTCAGCAAGAACAAAATGCGGCTGGCACCCGACGCCGTGCGGTACCTGGGCGAGATTGCCAACCTGATTGATTCCGGGTCGCTGGGCACCTGCGTCTACATGGTGCGAATGGCAACCAAGATCAATGGAGACGAAGCCATGGTGTTGACGGCGGCGATGCTGCGCAGCGCGCACAAGCTGCTGGTGAAGGGGAGCATGTTCAGCCTGCAGGAAGATCGCCTGGCGGCGCTCAAGCCGGGGCCAATGATGAAGGTGGGATGAGCATGGCGGCGCCCAAAAAATATTTCACGGTGGAGGAGAGAAAGGCGGCGAATAGAAAGGGTTCACGGAAATGGATAGCCGCAAACCGGGAAAAAATTCACGCGGAGCAGCGCAAATGGAGAGCCGCAAACCGGGAAAAACTTCAGGCGGCGAAGCGCAAATATAGAGCCGCAAACCGGGAAAAAATTCGGGCGGCGGATCGCAAATACAGAGCCGCAAACCCGGACAAGTATCGCGAGATATACCGAAAGGCAAGGATTAAATTTAAGGCAAGAGTAGCGTGGATCAAGGTAAAAACCGTCCATAATCAATTGAAGGAGTTATCATGAGCATCACAACAATTCAGTTCGGGGATAGCGATCTTCGGCAGATGTGGGAGAAACTGACCGATGAACAACTGATCGAGTCCATCAAGGAGTCGCTGGGAATGACCGCCCAGCAGATCGGCATCATGTGCGGCAAACTGCAAGTCGCCGTAGAACGTGGAATCAATGTAGACGGCATTTTGCCGCCGGTGATTCGCCGCTGGTACAAGCACATCGCCGCCGGCCAGGTGATGGCCGAGTTGGTGCCGCAGTTCCTGGGCAACCCATCCTTCATCGACCGCTTTGCGCGGCTTCCCCTGCCGGATGCCGATGATCACCTGCGCACGCCGGAAGAGCAGAAGATCCTGCTCAAACAATCCAAGCGGCTGACCTTGAATGTTCCCAACTGGCACTTGGCGTGGAGATCGACAAGCGCAGCCGGGAAGTGAACATCACCGTGCCGATGAAGCTGACCAAACAGGAACTGCTGGAGCTGGCCACTTATCTGGGCGGACGATGAGCAACAGCGTGATCGATTCCATCCAGCCTGCCGTGCAGCTTGAACGGTGCCCGTTCTGCGGCGGTCCGGCGCATATTCATCGCAACAGCGACAACGATTATGACAGCTGGATGATCGACTGCGGGAACGATGACTGCGAAGTGTACTGTGTCGCCGGTCCTCTTGAGGATTTTGAAGCGGTGGCCAGGCAGTGGAACCGGCGGGGAGGGCATAAGCTGTGAAATTCATGATCACCGTGAAGTTCGGCGAGCGGGATTTTTTGACGGTTTATGCCGACAGTGAGCCAGACGCATGCCGCGCGGCCAGAACGCTGGCGATGGACGACTCCGTCGAAGGTATCACCGTGCATCAGCAGCTCAAAAGCGGGCTGAAGCTCATTCTAGAAATGGGGTAGACGTGAAAGGTATGATCGAAAAAATGATATTCTCAAACCGGGGCCAGTTGCAGACGCCCGTCACGCTCTCGGACCTAATGGATGCGGCTGCCAAACTCAAGGAGATTTGTGGTCCGCAACCGACCGACGATCAAAAGAAATGGGCTGTCGAAAACGGGTTCATCGAATGGCGAGGAATCAAAGTCAGCATCGCAGTACACGAATGGTTGAAAGCCAATTCCACCATGGGCGCTGGTATTTCGCTTGCGAGATTCAACGACCGACCCCTGATTATCGACGGCTCGCTTTTGCCCGGAGAATGGCTGCCGTGTGAGGTAGCGTGGAAGAAAGCGCATGCCCACTAAAGCCCAAATCCAGATCGTCCAGATCGCCCGCCGCCAGGTGCAACTGAATGAGCCGCAGTATCGCATGCTGCTGGCCAACGTGGCGGGTGTGCAATCGACCAAGGATCTGACCAACGAGGATGTCGAACGAGTGATGGACGTGATGGAGGGCATGGGGTTTGAGGACAGCAAACACGGCGCGGGCTACTGGGGCCGCAAGGCCGCCCGGATCGGCTTCGCCGCCAACGACCGGATGATCCGAAAAATCGAGACGATGGCCGCCGAAACCAAATACCCGCTTGCCGCCCTGGTGCATCGGTTCAGCAGCAAACGAACCGACCAGGTGCAGCAGCTGCTCCCGCGCGAAGCGTGGCAGCTGATCGAGGCGTTGAAGGCAATCATTGCCAGAGAAGGCAGCATTCAGCCGGATCTGGGGCCGATGCACCCAGGGCCGATCGACCTGGATAAAGCGGTGGAGGAGTGTCCGTTCTAG